ATGGTGAAGTTATTGTTAATATGCCATTGTTAGAAGCTTTCCCTCAGGAAACTCAAACAATGAAATATAAACTTGTAACTTTGCCTCGTGGTACAGCTAAAATGCCTATTTTAGCAACTGTAGCCAATATTGTTATTAAACAAGGTGAAACTCAAGAAATTAAACCTCAAACTCTTAATTACTTAGGTGGAAACACAGTTGAACAAAATGGTTATACCTTCACAATTTCAGATGTACGTTTATTTAGTTCATTTGTTGGTGTAGGTATTAATACTCCACAAGTTCTTGCTCTTAACCAAACTACAACTATTGGTACTAACGTATCTAAAACAGTAGTAGGTACTACGTTAAGTATGAGAGGTACCACAGTAAACACATTGTTTGGATCTAACACAGCTTTATATGCTACCTTAACAATCGAAGGTAGAGATAGTGGTGCTCGTTCAACAATCCCAGTAACATTAACACAAGTATCTTAATATATAGATTATGTCATTTAAAAGATTAGAAGCAGACGATTTTGTTGTAAGTGCAGACGCAGTCTCAGCAACTTTATGGTCCAATAATTCTCCTCAACTTACTACATTTTTCACCTCTTCAACTCAAGAAGCTGGATCTTCAGGAGATTATTATTTAAACGTATATCAAACAGCTTCAACTTTAGCGGCAGCAGAAATTCAATTTGCTATTGCTTATGGAGATGCAGCTGGTAGTGGTAGTTTAGCATACAATGCTGCTGTTGATGGAAAATCACCAACATCTACAATTTATGGACAATATCAAAATATTGTACTTGGAGATGAAAATACAGATTTTGTATTTGGTACTATTACTTCTTCTGAGTTCTTTGCATTATCAATGGAACGAGCTCGATATAAAGAAGCTATTTTCCTTGGATCTTTAGCATTAACTATTTCAGGTTCTTCAGGATCTATTACTTTAACAGATAACAGTAATTATGTTTCAACAGTTCAATATTGTGAAGCAGGACGAGTATTTCAGTTAATTACTGGATCTCAAGGTACTAGAGCTCCAATTGCCGCTAGAAATACAGCAGAAGGATACTCTAAAAACTCAGGATCATATGGATGGTTACTCCCAGATATTGGAACAATTTTGTTAAATCCATTAGCATTATCTGATTTCTTTACTAGTGGTGGTGTTGGTCTTCAATTTAGTGGATCAGCTACAGCATCAGCTTCTCCTAACGTTTCTCCTAATGCTTCTTTATATAGAGCAATTAGTGGATCTTCTACAGCTCCAGGATCATTCCTATTAAATTCACAAGAAACTATCACTTCAGATTTTATATTTGTTAGACCTAGAAGTTCAGAATTTAATTACTCAGAAAATCCATCATTTATTTCAGGATCAACAGGTGAAGTATTATATAGTGACTTTATAAATAATCCACAAACATATATTACAACTGTTGGATTATATAATGATACAAATGAATTGTTAGCGGTAGCAAAACTTTCAAGACCATTGACTAAAGACTTTACAAAAGAAGCTCTTGTTAGAATTAAACTTGATTTCTAAAATGAATGAGTGCTTACAAACAATTTTTAGCATCTGATATTATTGTAACTCCTTTTGAGGTAAATAAAAATTTTACCTTCATTGGAGCTAGTCAATTAACTGGATCAAATGTTGGTATAGATAGATATTTAGGTACCTTTAACACCAGCTCAGTATTTGTACCTTCACAACAATCAACAACAGGACAAATTACTTCTCAATATCAAAGTTTAGTATATAATTCTGTTAAACAATTATATTATACTAACTATTTAAGTTCTAGTTTTGGAGATAATGTATCAACAGCAAGTATATTCCCTGGAGCTGACAGTTCAGGTGATACATTAGTTGGTTCAAAAGCTTCTGATGGGCGTTTTTGGAATTATCCTCAAACAGATTTAACTTTTACTAAAAATTTTCCTACTGGATCTTTTGCAACAGTAGGAGTAATGTCTGTTCCTGTAGGAGTATTTGGAGAATATATCCAACCAAAATCATTTGTATGGAAAGCAGAAAGTGGATCAATTACTGATGATGGAGAAGGAAATTTAGTATTTGTTTCTTCCTCCATAGTATCAGCATCTATATTTACTCAAAATAATACTTTTCAACCATCACTTACACCAGTAGTTGCTACTTTATTTGATACTACAGTTACACCTCAAGGATTAAATTATAATAAAACTAACGGAGCATTAAATTTAATTCCTAGTACTTTATATAGTTCTTTACCATTTACATTTACTTTTCAGGGTACAGGAACAGATGATGATTTTCCCTATGTTTTTTATTTTTCGTCTTCTTTAGGAATTTCAACAGCTTATGAAGCTTTAGGTTCCCCATTTACCGGATCTATAGATGTTACACTTTATCCTGGTGTGGAATATTATTTATATTATTATACTAGTGATCTTTCATCAACCCTAACATTTAATTTCCAAGGCATATCTACCCCTATTATCCAGGAAACTAATATAGGAAATATATTTTATGGACATGGAATAGCAACATTAACCAATGCATTCCCAGGAACTATAAATAATTTTGTTTCATCCGCAAATGTATCATGTTCATTCTCTTCATCTGTTACTATATATGAAACTCAATATAAGTGTACTATTAGAGATAATGAATATAATTTTTCTTTAAATCCAAGTCTCACCTCAGGAAGTACAGCCTATTCAGCTCCTAATGGTACTTATTTTACCCCAGGACAATATTTAGTAGGATTTGCAACTGCTTCTTATTTTAATCCTTATGTTACAACAATAGGATTATATGATGATAATCAAAATTTATTAGCAATAGGTAAATTGGCTCAACCTTTACCTTTATCCCCAACAACAGATACAACAATATTAATTAATTTAGATAGATAATGTGGTTATATAATGGTCAAAAGGTAAATTCTATAGAGGATTTACCTCAAGATAGTTTTGGTTTTATATATATTGTTACTCATATTCCGAGTAAACTTTCATATATAGGTAAAAAAGCATTATATCATAATGTAAAACGTAAATTAACCAAAAAAGAATTAGCTGAACAAACAGGACCTGGTCGTAAACCTACTTCAAAAGTAGTTTCAAAAGAAAGCGATTGGAAAACATATTTTGGTTCTTCTAAACCTATTCAAGCACTCCTTAAAGAAGGTAAACAAGACGAGTTTAAACGTGAAATTCTTAAAGTAGTTAATAATAAAAAATTATTAACTTATTATGAATGTAAATATCTTTTTATGATGGGAGTTTTAGAATATCCTGAATCCTACTTTAACGATAATATTCTCGGAAAATTTTTCACACGTGATTTTGGAATAGCAAATAAGGATTAGTATATTATCGTTATGATAAATCAATCTTTAGTTGCATTAACTAATTCTGTACTTGGTATGGGCAAGCAAACGGCTCGTGGTAATTATGCTTACCATTGTCCGTTATGTAAACATCATAAACCCAAGTTAGAAATTAACATGTCTGAAAATTCTAAAGGTGAAAATCCTTGGCATTGTTGGGTTTGTGATAAAAAAGGTAAAAAACTTTATCAATTATTTAGATCAATAGAAGTTCCTTCCCAAACAATGGCTGAATTAAAAGCTATTGTAAAATATGTTGGACCTGAAACTGATGTTCAAGTAGAAACTAAAGTAAACCTCCCTAAAGAATTTAAACCCCTAATTAATATCCAGAAATTTAATATTATAGGAAGACATGCTCTTACATATATTAAATCTAGAGGTATCAGTGACGAAGATATTTTAAAATATGGTATAGGATACTGTGAAACAGGAAGATATGCTAATATGGTTATTATTCCTTCATTTGATGAAAAAGGGAACATAAATTATTTTACAGGTAGATCATTTGAAAAAGACCCATCAGTAAAATATAGAAATCCATCTGTATCTCGTGACATTATACCTTTTGAATTATTTGTAAATTGGAATTTACCTTTAATATTATGTGAAGGACCATTTGATGCTATTGCTATCAAACGTAATGTTATTCCACTTCTTGGAAAAAACATTCAATCCAATTTAATGAAAAAAATAGTTAAATCAACTGTTGATAAAATATATATTGCCTTAGATAAAGATGCTCAAAAACAAGCTTTAAATTTTTGTGAGCAACTTATGAAAGAAGGAAAAGAAGTTTATCTTGTAGACATACAGGATAAAGACCCAAGTGAAATGGGTTTTGAAAATTTCACCAAACTAATTCAAGAAACCTATCCATTAACATTTTCGGGTTTACTTGAGAAAAAATTATTTTTATGAAAAATAAAAACATTAAACATGTCCATAATCGAGTTTTAGAAATTTCGGAAGACCACAAACAAATTACTCTTCCTGATTCTAGATACTATAGAAGAAATGGCGAATATTATCCATCAATTACTCACGTTTTAAGTTGTTATCCTAAAGGTAAACATTTTGAAGAATGGCTTAAAAATATGGGTCGTTCTGCTGATTATATTGTTAGAAAAGCAGCTGAAGATGGAACACAAGTTCATGAAATGATTGAAGAATATTTAGAAGGTAAAGAAATGAATTTCCTTAATCAATATGGAAATCCTCAATATCATCCTGATATTTGGCAAATGTTTTTACGATTTGTAGATTTTTGGGAAACCTATAAACCCGAATTAATTGCCCAAGAAATCCATTTATTTTCAGATGAACTTAAAGTAGCAGGTACTACAGATTTGGTTTGTAAACTTAATAATGAACTTTGGATTATTGACCATAAAACATCAAACCATATGCAAACAGTATATGAATTACAAGCAGCTATTTATGCTCATTGTTATG